CCGTTTCCAGCACCGCCTCCATTGACCTTATTGGACTGACGCCGGGCCTCACGGGCGCTGCGATCTGCTGCGATGCGTTGCATCACGTCTTCACTTGCGGGCGTGTTCCGCGACCAGCGTGCAAGCACGGCAGCAACGGCATTCAATCGTTCGGGCATCAAAGCCCAGGGTGTCGCCAAAAACTCGGCGATCAGAAGTTGTTGGTTCAAGGTGTTTCCCCCAGTGCAATCAATGATTGAGTCAGCTCTGCTTGATTTATCGGTTTAGCGCTGATCGCGTGAGCCCATGCGGCTGCACGATCAGGTGAGACGGCCAGTGCTTCGGCGATCAGCGCTATGTCTTTGTCATCAATCGTTCCGGCGCGGCTGATGCGCCGTGCCCATCGTTCAGCGGCGCTCGCCACAACGGCCGACAAGCGGGCTGCGGCGGTGTCATCTGCGTCGTCTTTAGGCTCAGCCTTTTCTTGGGCTGGTGGTTCTGAAGCCTCTGCATCCGCTTCAAGATCTTCGGCCGAGCCTTCTTCAACCATGTTCAAGGGGCGCAGCGGCTCATCTAGCCCGTCAATCGGATTCAGGTTTTCTGCAATACGCGCCTCATTTCGCGTGAGCCATCCGTTCTGAATCCCGCTTTGGTAGTAGCTCGAGCGGCTGGCGGCATCGCCGCGCATCAAGTTGGCGAAGTCAAATTCAATCTCGATGTCATCGCCCTCAAGCAGCAACTCCGATTCGATGCTGGCCTCCCAGCGCTCAGCCCAGGGTGTCATGGTGTGCATGACAAACTCCAGGCTTTGCTGCTCAATGTTGGAGAACGTTGCGCGCTCAAGGTCGGCAATCATGTGCGGCGGAACGCGAAACAGCCGGGCGATATCAGTGATCTGAAACTTACGCAGCTCCAGAAACTGGGCGTCTTTGTTGGTGACACCCACTTCGTGGAACTTCATGCCGTTTTCCAGCACCAGGACCTTGCCCCGGTTGGTACCAGACTGAGCCTGCTGGTAGGACTCACGAAACACCTTCTTGGCTTCGGAGTCCTTGAAGGAGCCCGGAAATTCAATCCAGCCGCCGGTCGGCTTGGCGTCGTTGGCAAAGAAGCGTGCGCCGTAGTCCTGGGCGGCCAGCGCCATGCCGAGGTTTTCTCGTGCAAGCTCAATCGGGCTCATTCCCATCAACCCGTCTGAGGACAGTCCGCGAAGGTGCCAGACCTCGCCTCTGGGCATGATGACCTCGGTACCCGCCCGGTCAGTAACCCGGTAGCGGTATTCACCAGAGGGCAGCAACTCGATCTTGACCCGGTCCGGATGGATCGGCATGAGCTCGATGATCTCGCCGCGCGGGTTCGTGATGATCTGGTTGTAGGCGTTGCCCCGCAAAGCCAGGTGGCCTTGAAGCATCTCACGCCACTCAAAAGGATTTTGAAACCGGTTCGGCCGCTTGGCCATCAAGCGATAAAGCCAATGGTCCGTGACCTTGTCCTTGCCTCCATCCGCGCGGCGCTGGTAAACCACCAAAGGCAACGATGCCATGGTCTCAGCCAGGATGCGCACACAGGCGTACACCGCAGCCAGGCGCAGAGCGCTGTCAGGCGAGACACGTATGCCGCTGCCGGTTCGGGCTGAGACCGGCTCAAACCAGAATTCGCCATATGGACTGCGGTCACCGCTGGAGGCACCGGGTTCACCGGATCCGCGAAAGCGATCAAAAAAGCTAAACAGTCCCATCAGTTCAGAGCAACATCAACTCGTAGTCGGATCCCAGCACCACCGAGTCGCCCGGTTTGATCGCGCGCGATAGCGCCATGATCAGTGCCACGATGCCGTCGATCTTGTTTTCTGCTCGCTCCTTGCGTGGGTAAATGTTGTCTTTGGCGTCCAGGTGGGCCACCACGTTGCTGACCATCCAGCCCAGCACCGGGTCACCGTCGTGAACCAATTTCTTTTGAAGCACTAAAGCTTCAAGCGTCTTCATCGGCTCTGAGAAATTCAGCACCGTTGGCCGCACTTCAATCATGGGCAGACCCTCACTCATCATCCGGGTCGAGAGTTGCGTCGCCTGAAACGGATCAAACGCGACGGCCTGCACCGCAAAGCGGGAAGACAAGTCGTTCAAATCCGCTTCGATCCAACTGAAATCAATCACATTGCCCGGCGTCACGGTGAGGCGTCCGGTGTGCATCCAACCGGGGTACTGACTGTTGCCGTTGGCATTGACCGTGTCTTCTGGCAAGTAGTACTTCCCAAAAACTGCGAATGCGTCAGCAATCTCGGGATGGACAAAAACAATCACCAAAGCGGCTATGTCCGTCTTGCTGGCCAGGTCAAGGCCCACCCAGCAGGGCTGGCCCACAAAGGACTCGATGTCCAGGTCCTGATCAGCACAGGCGTCCCAGGAGCGCATGTCCATCCATGCGGTGTCGGCATTGACCCACTCGTTCAAGTGTTTGGTCTTGAAGTTGTTCATCGCACTGGGCAACTGCATGGCCTTGGCCTGCAGCGGTCCCAGAATTTCCGGGCGCACCGAGATGCCCCAGTTGGGGTTGGCCTTCATCAGCGAGTCTTCGCTGGTCCAGTCGTCCCCATCGTCCAGCCCGTAGACGATGCCAAACTGACTGTCGTCCTCGAACACGCCATCGAGCAGCCGAGTTACAAAGGTGCGCACCTCGTAGCAAATGCCTGAGCGGTTGCTGCCTGCTGTGGTGATCACCCACAAAAGTGAGTTGTCTCGTTTACCGGTACCGGTCTCGACCACGTCGTAGACGGTGCGGGTCTTGTGGGCGTGCAATTCATCAATGCAGCCAAAGTGAATGTTCAGGCCATCGAGCGTTGAGCCTTCCGCCGAGAGCGCTTCAAACTTTGATCCCGTCTGCAGCACGTTCATGTTGTGCGCACCGACGTTGACAGAAAACCGGCTGCGAAAGCCCTGTGACCTGCGCGCCATGGTCTGAGCATCCCCAAAAACGATGCGCGCCTGGTCGCGGGTGGTGGCCAAGGAGTAAACCTCGGCACCGCCTTCACCATCGGCAGCCAGCATGTACAGCGCAAGCGCAGACGACAGGGTCGACTTGGCGTTACCACGCGGCACCTCGATGTACGAGCGCCGAAAGCGGCGATTGCCGTCGGGCTTGACCCAACCAAAGACGGTGGTCAGGATGAACACCTGCCAAGGCTCCAACTTGATCGTTTCGCCTGCCAGCGGTCCTTTGACGTGGGGCAGGCGCTCAATAAAGGCGCACAGGTTGTCGGCGGGGTGAAATGCCCGGCCATCCTTGGTTGTGAGCTTCGGGTTAAAGCGATAAGGGCTGTCTTTGCCTTTGAACCGGTTCAGGTCTGCCAGTTGGCGTTCGCACGCGCGCTGGACCCACTTGCAGGTCAGGATTTTCCCGGCAACGACGTCTTTGGCGTACTGCCGGGCGATGGCTGCATAGTCAAGTTTGGCCATCGACATCAACCCGCAATATCGGCCCAAGGGTCGTTATCCCGTGGTGCATCACTGGGTGCCGAAATCCGTGAACGTGCCGCAGGGGTGAAGCCCATCTCGGTCTCGTAGACCTTCATCTCCATGGCCAACTCGCGAATCACGTCCATCAGTGGCGAGCGACGCAAGATACCACTGGGTGTCTTGATGATCATCCCCGAGACACCGGCGCGATTGATCTTGGCCAGCGCCTCGCGGTACAGGCCAGAGCAGTTCGCCCAGCGTTCCAGCACTGCGCCATCAAGCGCGGACAAGAGACCGGGCGGCGAATTAGCCACCGCGTAGTTCCACGCCTCCTTGGCCGCGTCGCTCATGTATTCGGGCGGCGTGCACAACGCCGTGGTTGGCCGGGGCTCGTGAGGATTGGTCCGGCATTTCTGCACGGTGCCTTTGATCTGTTTGATTGCCAGCGGAAGTGGCTTACGACCAGCCATGGGGGTGGGCTCAATTCTTCAAAAAAATGTTTTCAATTTGCACGCGCAAAAATCTGTGCAGGCGCACGCATCTCTGGCCGCCGTCTGTAGAGATTGAGACCCCCTACCCCCCTACGGAGGAGTGGTCAGCGCCGAGCTGCGGTCTCGCGTGCCGTCTTTCGGTTATGACAAGAGACGCACAGCGCCTGCAGGTTGGCTGTATCAAAGCGAGCACCGCCGTCCTTGAGTGGCGTGACGTGGTCAGCCACGACGGCTGTCACCACGCGACCACGCTGCTCACACGCGCCGCACACCGGGTGCTGACGCAAGAACGCGGCACGCACCGCACGCCACTGGGCTGATTGATAAAACCCCAGCTCCGCATCGAAGCTGCGCCGGGCACGACCGTATTCACGGTGCACCGCCTTGCGATGGGTATCGCAATAGCCGGGGCTTTCCAACACAGCACCACAACCGGGGTGTCTGCAAGGGGTTGGCGCTGACAGTGGCATGAAGTCGACAGTCTTAAAAATGTTCGCAACTATTTGCGGGACTTGTGGGTTCAGGACTTGGCTTTACTTGTGTTCAGAGCGTTCATACGAACACCAGCAACAACCCAAAGGAAAAACAATCATGAGCAACAGCACCCGAGACCAGCAACTCCAGCAAATCGCGCTGGACCATTTGTTTATCGCAACCCTTGAGACCCGCAGCAGCGACAGCCTCGACTTCCACGACGTGAGCGTCTGGGCCATCAAGGCCGCCTTGCAAGCGGCCTTTGAGGCAGGCCGCAACGCCGCTGCCAACCCTTTACAGACACAACCCAAACAGTAATCAGGAGATCGACATGACCACACCAGCCACAGCGCAACTGAGCGCATCGCAGCAACAGATCCTTAACCACGCCGCCGTCAACACTGATGGCAAGTTGGTCTGGTTTCCCGAGACCCTCAAGGGAGGTGCCAGAAAGAAAGTTCTCGACAGCCTCTTCAACCGGGCGTTGATCACGACTGACGGCACACATTGGTTCGTAGCCGCTGAGGGCTACGAAGCACTGGGGCTGCCGCGTCGAGCGCCCATCACGATGGCGGCTCTTGACGCAGTGATTGAGTCTGCTGAAGCCGGTCTTGCCGCCAAGCCACGCACTCGTGACAACAGCAAGCAAGCCCAGGTGATTGCGATGCTCAAGCGAGCCGAGGGTGCAACGATCACGCAAATCTGCGAGGCCACTGGATGGCAATCTCATACGGTGCGCGGCACCTTTGCCGGAGCCTTTAAAAAGAAACTCGGACTGGAGATCACCTCCAGCAAAGCCGACGGCAGCGAGCGGACTTACCGCATCACCACGAATTGAGACCAGACATGACATCCATGACCATCACCATTGAACGCATGCCTCGCACCCTGCAATTTGAGGGCAATGCCATTGAGGTTGAGGAGCTGAGCGTTCGCCTGCCATTTGCCCGTAAACCTGCCGACCTCAGCGAGGTGGGCGGCGAAGGCAATTACAAAGTGTTTGTGACCGAGACCCGGGAGATGACCCCTGCGGAGTTCGACGCCTTTGCCAGTCAACTGCTTAAGTCACGCAATTGGCTTAGTGGCAAGGGCGGCTATCTTGCGGACGGCAGGCTTTGCGTTGAGGTCCGTGCCACCGGCAGACCCATCTTGTACGTCGACCCATCCGGCGGAGACTACGGTCGCTACGTTGCCAGACTCGGTTAAATTTGTTTCCAACAAAGCAGATCAGGCAACCTGGTCTGCTATCTCTTTGTCAAACTGCGCTTTGATGATGTCGTAGATCATCCAATCTTTGCGTTGCTCACCCACCTTGGCGTTGTGCACACGTCCCAGGCAGACCTGGGTCCAAACCTTAAAAACCTGCGCTTTAGACTGACCTCGCAGTCCCTTCACCATCCGCTTGGCCTGTTCAATTTTTTGTTCGCTCATCGTGTTCCTGTTCCAGTGCTAACTTGCACTTAAACCATTCACGCTCTGACCAAACAGGAAGCCAAGTTACTTTTTAAATACTTGCCATCACAGTGGCGTTTCAGCCACTTGAAGCGCGGACAGTGCTGGACCAAGGTCGTCAAACTTCACTTGGTCAGCCTGACGTACCGCTTGTTTCCCGGAGAAAGACTGCCAGCGTTTGACGATCACGTCCACGTACTTGGGATCGAGCTCAATGAGCCGGGCACGACGACCCGACTTTTCACAGGCGATCAGGGTAGTGCCAGAGCCGCCAAACGGGTCCAGCACGATGTCTCGTGTTTTGCTGCTGTTGCGTAACGCACGCTCCATCAACTCCACCGGCTTCATGGTCGGGTGCAAATCGTTTTTGTGCGGCTTCTTGATGTGCCACACATCACCCTGGTCGCGTGCACCGCACCAGTAGTGCTGAGCACCGTCTTTCCAGCCGTAGAGGATGGGCTCGTACTGGCGCTGGTAATCCGCGCGGCCCATAGTGAAGGTGTTCTTAGCCCAGATGATGAAGGTGGACCATTTGCCGCCTGCGGCGCGAAACGCAGCCTGCAAGGTATCGAGTTCGGATGAACTCATGGCGATGTAGACCGCACCCTTGGTGACGTCCAGGATGTTCTGGCATGCCGACTGCAAGAACGCTCCAAAGTCTGCGCCCATGTTGTCGTTCAGGATGGGACGGTCCTTGCCGCGCATCTTGTCCTTGGCCGTGTTGGCGTAGTTGACGTTGTAGGGTGGATCGGTGGCAGTCATGTCCACCAGTTCATCGCCCAGCA